CTTGACAGTGGGCACGTCGCCCTCTGCTAACTATTAACCACATCCGAAAGGAGCAGTTATGTTACTTAAAGCCAACATTCCAGTCCAAAAGGCTGGGGGAGTTGACCTGAGTAGGTTAGAGAGAGGAGCCCGACATCGCCTTGTAGCTATAGGCCTTCCCCATCAGATGATTAATCCACTTGTGGATTTATCATTTAAATGGGTGAGGGAAAACGGTACTGAATGGACAGTTTCACGGCTTAAAGCAATGAAACTTGGTTTAATCCGCAAGATGGCGGGATTATCCACACAGGATCAATTCCAGTGGGTTCGAAAGAACTCAAAGGGATTACCCTATGGTGTATTCGGTTCCATTATGAGATGGTGTCTCCTTGCACAATCCGAGAAGAGAGCGGTAAAACGCTTTAATATCGTATTACAGGGTCTCAACATTGCATCATTATTTACTAGTGAAAAGGTGACATTGTCACAGTTTCAGAAGTTTATGGATGGTGTCAACTCTGATGAAAATGATAATTTGGAACTATCATTCTATTTAGAGTTTGCTCAGTTTGTGAAGAGTCGTTTTCCTCTTCATAAGGTCACTAGAGGATCCAATGAGTTAATTACCTACCGAGGATCACCCACAAAATGGGCCCCTCAGTGGCACTCAACTCATCGAGTTAGGCAATCTGACCAAATAATGACAGAGATGTCATTTGCGGCTGGGATACCTAATTACGAGTTCGCATGGAAATACAATGAGCTTTATGCTCCTGTTACCCGTGGAATTCGTGGTCCAAAAGTAAGGTTGAAAATCAATCCTGATAAACATCTGTATGGAGGTGAAGTTCACTTCCTACAAGAACCCGGTTTGAAGTTGCGAGCAATCGCTTCTCCTTACCGTATTCATCAGTTGGCACTGAAACCAATCGGTGACGCTATTTATAGCGTTGTTGAGCGGCTTCCGTGGGATTGTACATTCAACCAGTCCAAGGCAATGCAGTGGATCCAGAAATCCTTGTCTGAAGGCAAGGTTGTACACTCCATTGATCTTACTGGAGCAACTGATTACTTCCCTTTGGGGTTGCAATTAGAGGCTCTTCGTTCGATCTTTGGTGACATCAAAGACATCGAGTTAATTGAAGAGATCTCTCGACTCAGATGGAAATCTGAGAAGGGTGATATTCAATGGAAACGTGGCCAACCGCTTGGATTATATCCTAGCTTTGGTATGTTTACCTTGACTCATGGTCTCTTGTTATTGTTTCTTTTAAAGAAGCAATATGACCA